ATCTGGAAAGTCTGTGCTATCTCTAACTCCTGAAGTGCCTTGGTTTTGTATACTTGCTCCTCCGAGAGTTCTTCTTTCCTTATGTTCATCTTTCATATAATAAGTAACTAAATCATATACTGCTAGTTGTAAATCTTTAGGACAATCTGCATATCCAGCATTATAAGTAATTCTTACTGCTCCTACACCTTTTGCCCAATTTGCTTTTTCGCCATTCTTAGTAGTTCTAATTACAGCATCTGCATCACTATCAAAATAATACTCATAATTACCAGTAGTTATCTCAAGATAAGGTTCTGAGTATGCTGTTCTTTCTTCAACTTTGTCAATAGCTGTTACTGGACTTTCACTTAAAATTATAGTGTTAGTATATAAATCAGATATTGAGAAAGTTTCTACTTTATCAGTAGAAAAATAGTCTACAAATGACGTTCCGCAATATTTTTTAACAAGATCACTAATTTGGGGGACAATAACGCCTAGACGATCGTCTTCCGTTTCGCCTCGTATACCCTCGGCGTCTTTATATTCATAAACTGTTATTAAATCTGCCATAATAAATCTTCTTGAAAAATATTGCAGTGGGGGCGAACCCCCACCACAAAATCTTAACTATTAGCTAGCTTTGTATTTGTAAGCCCACTTGGAAGTTGCACCCGCGATTAAATCGTCGAATCCAATTCTTTGTGAAGCAACAAGTACTCTGCGCTGGTTAGCCACTTCGTAATCTGACTCTAAAGTCACACCACGTAGTCTAGGCATCACATAGTTTCTAGCATAAACTGCTATAGCTCCATAACCGTTGGCTGCTTGTGCAGGGAATTCATCACACATCAAAATCTTTGATCCGAATACCTGTCCAATTTCACCATTGAGTTTGGTTGCCATATCACCTACTAAGTTAGCATCTTGGAACTCAGCATCTTCCAATAGTTGGAAGTATACCGCTTGAGATACGATGTAAACAACGTCGTTAGGATTAACGCCGTATTTACCCATATTTTTTCTCAAACTTAAGAGTTCTGCTGCAGTAACAGTATCAGTCGCAACCGCTGTAGTTGATTGCGTTTGGTCACTGTCTGCAGATGCCATCGTCACTAGTCCATCAAACGTTCCTGATGTATAAACACCAGTTGAGTGATTTCCTAATAGGACAGCATTCTCCATACCTTTAGCATGTGATCTAACGATTGACTCTCTAATTAGCGGAAGAATAGGCAAAATTGCATCTTCTTCTGTTTCATTACCCAAGTATGATTGTGAAATCAATTTTTTGGTTGAGAGAGTTTTCTCTGTTAGGTCTACTCCACCGAAGGGTGATCCATAAGTATCGCCCGTCTGTGCTAGGTTACCATGTGGAGATGATCCAGTCGCTGTCTGATTAGCAGTAAATTCTGCATAACCACTATCTGGTAGGATAGGGATTATCATATTTGCTGCAGTCAGCGGGATCTCTCTAAATAGAGGTGCTAAAACTAATTCGTTCTGAATATCTCGTTCGATATTCGTAGAAACGGTTTGTTCGAAATCTGCACTCGAAACACCAACACCTGAATGGGCATTGATTTTTTCAAATACGGATTTAGCATAGTTAGTTTCATAACCTCTGCCTGTCGCTAGACCTAGGATTTTCGCATCAGTCACGTCTTCAGCAAAAGCTTTACGCCAATCGCCTTCTCCGCGTCTGTCTTGGAAAATTCTCTTAGATTCGCGCATGTTCATAATTTCTTCTGAACGTTCTTTAAGCTCGTTTTGAAGTTCTTTAACTACAGTTTCAAGATCTTCTTGCTTAACGTTTACGCGCTCTTCGATATCCTTGACTAGTTCAGCAGCTCCAGATGTTACGGCTGTAACAATAGATTTCTGCTCCTCTACTCTAGCGTCTTTAGCGGCTGTCTGTTCGGCTTCTGCATCAATAGCTTTTTGGGCTTTTTCTGCTTCTACTTTTTCGTCTGCTGCTTTTTGCTCGGCTTGTTTCATAGCGTAAGCTGCAACTGCTTTTTCAGCAGCTAGCTTTGCGTATGTCTCAAGGTCGAACTCAGTGCTAGATTCAGGAGTTTTTATATCTTCTGACATTTTAGTCTCCGTTTTGTCGGCTCTCGCCTCGCTTGGCTGTTCATTCTCGACATTGGTGTCGAATGAATTAGCCTTAATAAAGTCTTTTTTGAACGTGTTGTACTCTTTCATATTGTCAAATGATTTGGCAATAGAGAAGACTGCATTTTGGTTACAAGGAACCGATACAACAGACACTTCGAACAGTTCTGCGTCCTTTATCTTATATCCGTCGGTTTCATTTATATAATCAGCATCCTTGACTTTGAAACCAACAGAGAAAGCTCCAAGGACACCATCTTTAATAAGATCTTTTATTTCGCCAGCCGCTTTAGATACCCTTGCGGTAATATCTAAGCCCTCATTGCTGACCTCTAATTCTTTTGCACGACCAATAGGTCGGTCATAATCGTGATTGAATAAAAGGATTGGATTATTCTTATAATTATCTAATCCACCTTTTGTCCAAGCACTTGGTTCAATTATGTCTCCAGCTCTGTCTAATGAGTTGGTACTGGCTGATCCTTTAATATCCAGTCCACCATCATCAGCTTCGCCGAGTGTTTTGAACGTGTTAGTCCAATGAAAAATTTTATCAGACATAACTTAACCCTCCTTTTTTGCTGCCTTTGCCACTGGCGCTGCTTTTGGGGCGGGCGCTACTGGTGCAGGAGCTTCAATAGGGTATCTAGCTTTTGCAGCGGTCATAACTCTATTCCATGAACCAAACTTTCTACGAAGTAGATAGTCTCTCACAGGAACAGAATTTCCTACTGCCTTGTATTCAGCCAGTGTCATGTGTTCAACACCTTTGCTGGCGACAAATTCTGATAAAGCCTTTAGCATCATATTTTTTGTCATAATTCTTCCTCAATGGGTGAGTTTTCCTCTGGTCTCCCACCTTCCTCTGGATTCGCGGCTGAACCTGCAATATTCGCAGGAACTCGCGGTGTATCGAATCCGTCAATCTTCTCAAACCTCAGTGCCTCCCTTGCTTCGTTCGGTGTTAATATTCCCGTATTCACAAGTGTAGAGTAATAAGCGGCTTGTTCGCGTAATTCTGGTTGAAGGGCAGGAACTCCTACCGTTTCTTCATCTAGTTTAAAACCGAAGAACCTCTCGAAAGCATATCCTATTTTTCTTACAATAGGAAGTATGGTTTCTAAATAATATAGTCGGTGATTAGGTCGAATATTCGCGTTATTACCACCGTCCAATAAGATAGGCGGTATGCCCATCGCTTCTAGGATTATTTTTTCGTTGGACTTAATGCCCTCTTGAAAGTCTAAATCCTTAAAATTGACTTCCGTCAAATTTTCAACTTCTAATCCACCGTCTAAAAACAGAGGTCTACGACCTCCAGACTGCGGATTATATCTAGCTACCCAAGCCTGTAACATTCTTTCTTTGATTTTCTCAGAAAGAGTGTTGGGTGACTTAAGCACTAATCCGGGTACTGCCCCATTCTTAAAGAAGTTATCTTGGAATCGTCTCATTGAGCCTAGTAACTGCATGGTTCTCCATGCTGGTTTTAATCTAGGAACTCCTCTATAAATAGAGTTAAAACTGTTTTCCTTTATATGAATAATCTCTTTTGGAGAATAGTCGATACTATGATCATAAGTAAATTTATTAATATACTTTTTCTCATCAGTTTCTATCGTAACATGCTCCGCTGGTAGATGATATAAATGTGCTCCATCAAAATAAACAAAGATATTACCATCTAGTAGTAAATCGATTATTAAATTTCGCTTAAAAGCATTTATATCTTGAAAAGGGTTTGGCTCTCTGTTAAGTAGTAATTCGACTCTTGATTTTCGAATATTCTTCAAAACATTGATTGTTCCCTGTATCTTCTCACCTACACTAAAAGGTATGTCCGCAGCGTCGTCCACTATCATGTTAACCGCGCGGTTTACAACCTCTAATTGTTCGTAAGCATTTTTATAATTGGTTACAACTTCACGAGATCCAATATCAAAGCCCTCATCACGGGCAATAAGATACTGAGAAGGATTATCCTTCTCCTCGTCTGTCGTTGTTATGGTAGCTTCCCTACCCAAAAATCTGTCATACCATGCCATGTTTATCTCTCTGAATTTCCACCCATCTTACTTGTTTCTTTGCTGTTATTAACTTTGGTCTTTTACCGTAGATAGAGTGTAATCTTAAATGATGCTCATGACATAGAGTAACAGCTTCATCATAAAGTTCTGCTCTGTGTTCAGCAATAAATTGCTTTCGAAGGATTAATATGTCCTTCTCCTCTGTAACTATAATCTTCTTTTTCTTCAGCCACGATTCTAACAACTCTGTTAATCCGTTGAAGTGATGAAAATCTAAGTTCTCTGTGGCTTCGCAAATATAACAATTCGTTCCTTTCTTATATTTCGACTTAGCCTTATCCCGAACGTACTTTACGAGATCTCTTTTTAATGTCATAACTTTTACTACTCTTTAAATTATACTAAATTTTAGGTTCAATGTCAAGAACTATTTTCGGGTAGTGGGTTACTAGAAAGTAGTAGCGGTTGTTTCGAACGAATACAACGCATAACGTAATGCATCTGCCATATGCGAAGCGTGATTATGTTTCGGCTTCTCTCTTAATAGATTAGGATTTGGATCCCACTGGTATTGATCAAGGCAGATGAGAGTTTCTTTACATTTTTGATCCACTATTAGTTTATTATTATCTACAATTCCTGCAACATAACCTATTCCATCAAGAAGGGATTTTTTTGCGTTTATAGTACTAATATCGTAATTTTGTGCCAAATCAAATCTTGTCTGCTGTGCTGCCGAATCAATAAAAATATAATCAATATCCCAATGATTTATTTTCTCTCTAATTTTTGCCGCATGTTCTTCTGTAGTTCTCTCAGAATCTAAGTATTCATCTAATAAATAGAAAGATTCCTTATCCCAATCATATCCTATTACACAAAAAGCTGTTGGGTCTTTAAAACCAACATCCATTCCTGCAAATATATCCATTCTTCCCGTTTCCATCTCCGAAAGATCTTGTTGACACTTTGCTAAATCAAAGCCCCAGACCTGTCCTTCATAAGTATTAAAATCGGCTAAATATTCCTGATTAAACTCAGATTCTGACATTGTCTTTTTGGCTTCGGAAATATCTTCTGGAGATATTCTAGGATTTTCATGATAAGTTGCTTTAACGGAAGCCCATTCAGGGTATTCATCACTAAATCCTCTAGTCCAAAATTCAGCAAACCAATTATTTCTACCCCGAGGAGTTGAAATAAATAGGGCTTTTGAATTTTCTTTGTCTAATGTAGGACGAAGTGCTATATTGAAAGCATCTCTGCCATCTACTAGTGCAGCCTCGTCAAAAATGATTAAATCGTATGATCGACCTACCGTAGAATCAACTTGATTTATTGATCCCATTCGTATAGTTGAATGATTCGATAGTTCAATTACTTTGTCTTTAGCGTTATCTTTAACAACTTCTAAATCAAAGTGTTTGATAAGATTCCTTTGTAAGTCAAAGGAAATTTGTGAAAGAGAGTAGTTAGGTGACATAAGTAAAACATTACATCCCGGAACTAAACATACTAACTGACCAATTATATTTGCTATATAAGTTTTTCCCTGTCTACGAGCAACTGCTGCTGAAATAAACCTATATTTAGGATTATTTATAGCATTGATAATTGCTGTTTGTGTAGTATTAGGCTTAATACCTAATAAGTCCATATAACCATCAATAGGAAGTTTAATGAAACGATCTTCATTAAAGTCCATTAAGTAGTCGTCTACTATGTCTTTCCTACTAATCTCGATCATTTTAGTGTATCGTTTCGTTATTAAAAAAGTTATCTACACTACCAAGTAAATCTTGTTCTTCTACTACGTTGTATAGATACATAAAAGCGAGAGCTAATTGTTTCATATCTGATTCTCTATCAGATAAACTTCGTTTCTGTTCAGCCATTGCCATTGCAGTTAAAAACGCGGAAGCACTAACAATGCTTTCTTCTAGCCATAATTGCCTACCGTCTCTTTGCATGTCTGGCTTCATGGTTACTTAACTCTTGTATTGACGTGGCAAAATTTTACATTTGCATGAGCGGCATACATTGTTGATGTACTTGCTTTAACAATAATAAACATTTCTCCGCCTCCAATAATAAAAGAACCACTACCAGATATATAAACATCTCTGTATGTACCTGCAGCATCTGTGCTTCTTACCAGTACTTCTTGAGCTCCATTTACATCTATGGCTGCTCCCGAAGTAGTTGGTGCTGAAGTTGATGTTCCTTCTACTTTAAATCTCATTGATTTCTCCTAACGCTTTGCGCGTGCTTTCCCTTTCTTCTTCCGCCATTCAATAGCGCGAAGTCGTTTCTTCGCAGCTTTTTTGGTTTTAGAAGTACCGGAAGTATTTTTAATTTTCCAACCCCTTCTTGTTTGTGTGATTGGCACCTTAGTTCCCTTTTAGAAATTCTTCTAACCTTCCTCTCATATAATGAGGTATAGTTGTAAAATCTTTTATCTTGCTAAGACGTTCTAGCTTCTGCCGTTGCTTTATTATAAGCACTGCAGTTGCCTTTTCTATCGCGAGTATCATTGGTGGTAAAGAGAGTTTTTCCTCTAATCTTTTCTTTTGTGGTAGTGTCAAGACTACCTCCTAAGTCCCTAAGGACTATTCAGCCTTATAGCAAGTCCAGGCACCATAGCCTAAACCTACAAAAGCTGCAACTTTTGCTAGTCCACCAAAACAGATTACCATTAAGCAACCTGCAATAATTACTGCTCCGTCCCAAGACGTTCTTTCACCAACTCTCGATTTTACCCATGCCATCGCCATTTTCATCTTATCCATAATCTTTTCTCCCAAAAGAATACTACTTCTTTTCTTTACCTGGTTTAAACAGGTCAATTTCTTGAGGCTGCCCTTTTGCGTTTCGCTCAGCTTCAATAAATTTGTCCTTAATATCAACTTTACCATCAAAGTTTAGGTCTTTGCCTGTAATGATGTTTTTAAGTTTCTTGAAAAAGGACATTATCGCATAACTAACACAGGACAAGCTACAACTTCGTTGCTACTTGCATAAAATTTGTGATAAGTTCTGCGTTTGTGCAGCAGAAGTGCTTCTCCTGCTCTTAACTTTATACACCCAATTTGCACATCACCAGAGTTTATGTAATATATAGTCTCGTCTGTCGCACTATAGTTATTAAACCTGATATGAGGGGCTTCATCGGGAGTATTGTCTGTAAATTGAGTTGCCGTTGCTACCGTAGTGGGGCAGGCTACCTCATCTCCCCATAATTGTAATGATCCGTACATTATCTAACTCCGTATTTTCTTGGACTATTTCCATCTACCCATTGGGCAGGTAGAAGTCCGTATTCTTACCTTTAAAGGCATAAAACATTTGCATTTTTTGCATATGTATAGGGTGTAAAAAGGACAGGTATTGCATATAGCTAACCTGTACTCTGACTTCATCTCAAAGAGCGTGGTTGTTTACCGTATGCTCTTTTTTGACGTTGTAGTTGAAGCTTTCTAGCTGCTATAATTCTTTGACGTTTAGTAAGTTTTACTTCGTCTTCTACTGGTTCTTCAACTTCCATTTTGTTTTTAATATCCATCTTAGCCATTCGCATGCTCCATAGCTTTCGCTTTACTACTGAATTTCATTAACATTCCTTCAGGGCTTCTAACACAGTGTGAACCGCGTTTGAAATAGTACTGCCACCCTTCTGGAAAGTCGGGTTTCTTAGGAGCCGCTTTCGTTTGAGGCGACGCCTTAATATCTTT